TAGGATAACTTCTTTTATTTTCATCTGACCTCCTTTATGTTTTAAAAACGGGTGGATTTAAATCTACTTCTGTTTTATCTTTAACCGGTTCTTTATTTGCTATTTTGTTTAGACTACCGGCGATGACAATAAGGCAAAGCAGAACTAAACCTTTATAAATAACCGAACAACCTAACAGTATTGATTCTAACATAACTGACCTCCTTTATTCTTTTATACCAAACAGTATTTTTAATTTGAGCATAGGGATTGTAGTATTCGGATTATTAATTTCGTCTAACAACTTCAAACGTTCCCTTGCTCGTTTTTTTAATTCTTTTCTAGTTGGATTAGTTTGTGATTTCTTTTTCATAAGTTAAAGTTGCTCGGACGGAAGGAGATTAATTTTCCTACCACAATAAAAGATGGCAAGAACTTTTACAGTGGACTCCGAGCAACAAATTTCTAAAGATGTTTTATTGATTGCCATATGCATCTCGTAACTATTATACATCATCGCACCAGAAATAGAAATAATTCTGTTCACATAATCCTAGTTCTTTGTTGACCTGAATTATTCCTGCTTATATTTTCAACTATTTTTAGGTGAAAGAAAGTTCTTGATTAAAAATCTTATTGTTGTAGGATGTAGAGAAAGGAGTAAAGATGAAAAAGATACCTGACTACAGAAAACGTGATTCAAGGGTTGCGTTACAATTTGCTGAAAAAGTGCAGTTTAGGAAAAGTGATACAGATGAGACACTTGAGACAGATGAGACACCTTATTGAGACACTTGAGACAGTTGCCGCCACGTTGCGAAATTTAATAGAAAAGTAGGTAATCCGAGTGAAGACAAGGGTAGAGCAGTTCAAACACAGCCAAAGAGAACGTAGAGCGTTTTTAGGGCATCTGGGATACATCCTGCCTACCTACCAAAGCATAAGTGGTTGCCATAAAAATCGTGATCATATTAAGGTGGCACTTAAGGTGGCATATGCGCACACGTGTGTGATGCCATATGCGTTAGACCCACGTGATAATCCAGTGGACCTTTTAGATTTATTTCCATCAACAAGGGGAACTCTATGGATTAGTGGACCTTTTTTAGAAATTTAATAATAATTTAATAATAATTTAATAATAATTTTTAATAATAATATAATATTTAAAATATAATTAGGGTGAAAATATAGGTGACCATAATTACAAATATAACGACAAACAAGGTGACCATAAACGACTACCTGAAAGAGAAGGGAAGATTCGCAGTTAAGCAAATATGATAATAGCAATTCTGATAATTGATACGAAAACAGGCATAAAATAACCTGAAGTGGAAAAAGAAAGAAAACAAAAATTGAAAAAAGCCAACAAAAACGCTATTATCAACTATTTTCAAAGAACAAGTAGATTGGCACAGGGATTGCTACTAAAGAAACAGGTAGAGAACAGGTAGAAAGAAAAACTAAAATAAAGGAGGTCAGATGCAAAGGGATCAGGCAAGAAAAGTAAAGAGGTGGATCAAGGCAAGTCGGTGGTGTTTGGGATTACAGGGTGACGAGATTGAAGACAGCCAGTTGGGTGCTGGTATAACAGACAGGATGCTGTTTGAATACCTTGAATCGTTACCCATAGAAGAACGAAGAAAGATTGAAGCCTACAACTGTAAACACGCCTGCGGTGAAGAATATCAAGGATGCATAAAGGAAGTATAAAAACTATGAAAAACCTACGACAAAGGATGCAAGCAGAAATTTGGACTACGCAACAGGCTTTGAACGAACTGGAGGCTAAGCAAGTAGAGTGGAAGAACCCAAAGATACAAGAAGAAATTGAATACGTTAAAGACCAAATAGAGTTACTGAAAGAAGACCTAGAACAAGTTGAATAATAAAGGAGATTAAATATGGCAAAGATTGAATTAATAAAGACGAAGACAGGCACCTACAAATTCATAAGTTACAGCAACCAAAAGCATCCGGCCTTGGTTGAACTGGGCAGGCTACTTTCTATAAACAACAGGATATCCTCAATAAAAATAGGTATTTACAACGTTGGAGACGCTAGGTTTACGAACAAGGTAAAGGTCTATTCTTATAGTTCCAAGAAAGAAGAAAGGATGACCAAAAAACAGTTTAGGAAATTTTTAAAAGGAGAAAAACAGATAGTGCAAAAAGAAGTGGACTGGAATCTGAGTGAAGAGAAATTTAACCTAATATTGGAGAACGCATAATATGGACTACAAAAAATACATAACAGATAATTATGGAGCGAAGAGATCGGCAGACATAAGCGACAATAACGACTATTGCGATTGGTTGGCTTTGGTTGACCATAAGCCTGTCCGAATTGAGTTTAAAGAACGGACAGACGACTACGATGACATCCTATTTGAGGCATGGCAATCGGTAAAAAGAATCAAAGAGACAGACGAAGATTTATTTAATATAACACCCAAGCAAGTTCATGTGGCAGTAGGTTGGTTTTACAAGTGTGATTGTGACCGATTTGTATATGTTATGAAGTCTGGAGTGGCATATGATTTTGACTGGAAAAGGATAAAAGAATTCGTATTAAATAACCTAGAGTCGGGGAAGGTTGATTTACAGTATTCCGACAAGACTACAGGGGCCTACAACTACAAGGTAAAGATTACAGACATCCCGGCAGACCTATACGTAAGGAGGCAGGTATGAGACGAAAGTGCAGCAAGTGTGGTAAAGTAAAGGAGTGCAGGAAGAACAAGACCTGTAAAGACGGGTTCCAAGCGCTGTGTTTGACCTGTAGCGCATCAGACTACAAGGGTTGGGCAGAAGACCCTATTAATCATAAAAACAGATTAAAATACTATAAAAACTGGCGTAAAGAGCATCAAGAGTGAACATAACGACACATCTGGAAGTAGAAGAAAAAGAACAAGCGGTTCCGGCAAAGTTGTCCAAACCGCTTGAATATATTCCTTTAATACCAGAACAGATAATTAAATCCTTGTATTATAGACCAGAACTAATTGAAGAACTGGTAACGACTATGAAATACGACAGGGGTTTAATTCAACCAGAATCCTGTTCAGAAGATTATATAAAACACCAATTGATTTCTTTGATGACCAGAGAACTGACAGATAAAATAGAAATTAAGATTATAGAACAAGACTACGACTGCACGGTTTACCAAGCCAGATTAAGAGTGGTTCGTAATTATCCATAATTTTACAACGATCAAACGTTGTATAATATAGAGATGGTTGATCCGCTACAACACGAAGATCTGGTCTTTCACGTTTTAAGAAAGATGTTTATATTTGACCATCACTACCTATATAAAGACCTACGAGCCTGTGGAGTTCTAGGTCTTATAAAAGCAGCAGAAACTTTCAATCCTAGAAGAAAAGTTAAATTTTCTACTCACGCTTTCTATTACATCCGAAAAGAAATTCAGAACGGATTGTGTGCTTTATCCAATACCATCTCCTATAAATCTACAGAATCCTTAGAATCCGAAAGAAGTAGGTTTGTATTATCCTTGGATTATTCTATGGAAAAAGGTGATACGTTCGGGTTCTGGTTAGGAAATATAGATAATTTTGAATCTATTGAAAAAAAAAGAATTGTTGAAAGTTTCTTAAAAGAGGTAGGAGATTCTGAATTACTGGAGTGGATTTACAGCAAGAAGCATGACGTTCAAAAAAATAAGAAGGAAATTAAATTGCTGTTGGAGAAGTATCATCCCAATATTCATCTACATAGAAATAAGATCAAGTGTTATTTGAGAAAACTATATAAGAAGAAGGCTATAGAATTATGCATCAAGAACAAGATTTACAGGGAACTATTTGGAAGGGACGCACAACTGGAACCAAGGTAACGGTTATAGGATATTGGGAAGACTGGGCTATCCTATATGAAGTGGGTGGATGTAGATGTATGATGGCGTTAAAATTCTTTTTTGAAAAATATGAAAATTGTAATATGGATAAAAAAACACGTTAGAATTGGCTGGCGTTGGATTGCAAGTAGATGGAGTTGGTGATGAAAAAACAAAGTAAAGGATTAAAAAATAGAAATAGATGGAAAGAAATATCCGAAGAGTTAAGAAGAGAACGTCCTTATTGCGAATATTGTTGTAGAGAAAAGTCTACACAAGTCCACCATCTCGTATCTAAATATTTCAAGAAATCACTATTGAGGTTTGAGAAATATAACTTGGTTTGTTTATGTGGAAGATGTCACTTTATATTCCATAAAAACCCTGTAAGCACTATGTCTTGGTTAAGAGTAACGAGACCACAAGACCACGAAACGTTATTATTGGTGTTAAGTAAATAATATGAATACACCGGATATAGAATTTGCCTTCAAACAGATTAAGGGTAGAAATCCCGTAGCCAAGGAAGCCGGGGTTCACTATTTGATTTGCAAATACCAGCCGTTAATAAATAAATTAGCACATCAAATCTGTCCTACCTGTAATATCCAAGACATGCAAGGAGCCGGCACTCTAGGGATTATGATGGCCATACGAACCTATAACGGTGAATCAGCCTTTGGAACTTGGGTTTATACACAGATCCGTAACCAGCTCCAAAAACAAAGAGAAATAGAATTCCCTGTTAAAATAAGCAGGTTCCTATTAAAGAAAGGTAACACAGCAACTTTTACCCAAGTGAACCAAGAAGAGGCTTATAACGAAGATCCATCAAAGAATTTAACCCAACAAGAAGATATGGAGAAACTAACAGAATCCCTACGATCTATAAATAGATTATTCCCAAAGAAACACTGTATTATTTTTACAGAATATTATTTTATGGATAAGAAATTAAACGATTTAACCAAGAAATATCATACGAATTGCAAGTATATTGTTTCACAAATTATAGATAAACTCAGGGAAAACTCAAAGTTACTATAATAAAGTGGTTACAACAGGCGGAGATGAGCGTTTCGGACTGACCTCCTTTTCGCTTGTTGAAACCTGTTGTGACTGTAAATTTAAAGGAGGTCTATGAATTCAGGAATCATATTAATCACACGATGTTGCGGAAGAGGATTTGCACAAGTAAAACATCTGATTGAATTACTAGCAAAAGAAAACATCATCTACCAATTTCACTCGGCTAAACCACGATCCTGTAAAGATATTCTGGAAAAATACGGAATCTCACAAGAAACAGCCAACCAATCACCACACTTTTATGTAGAAGATATCGTGATGCCGGTAGAACGCTTAAACGATGCACACTTTGTAGATGAGTTAATAAACCAATTAAGGAAAATAAATTATGAAAAAAACAGACTGGAAGAACAAAATAAACAAACAAGACAAGTTCCTGAAGAAAATAAAGGAGAAATCAAGTGACCAAAATACCCATCCACTGCCAATTCAAAAAGATCCTAACCCAAGCCGAACTCAAACCCTACCCCAATAACGCTGCCCGACACTCCGTTAAACAGATAAAGTTACTGGCACAAAATATAACCGAATTAGGATGGAGACACCCTATTACCGTTTCTAACCAATCCGGCTTTATTGTTTATGGACACGCACGACTAAAAGCAGCAGAACTATTGAATTGTAACGAAATACCCGTAGAATATCAGGATTATAAAACACCAGAAATTGAAAGAACATCCAGACTCTCCGATAATAGAATAGCCGAATTAGCCACTACCGACATAGATAAACTTAAAACAGAACTCATAGATATTAAATCATCAGGTAATAAATTAGACCTTATAGGATATTCAGATACCGAAATTAACAGGATTATAAAGATAGATGAAGATAAACTAATAGAAAACCTTAACGAAAAGAAGAAAAAGGAAATAGCAGAAAAGTGGAAGGTAAAAACAGGAACCTTATATAAATTAGGAGAACACTATTTAATCTGCGGAGATGCAACTAATAAGGATATAGTGGATAGATTATTTAAATACGGACAACCTAATCTTATGGTGACAGATCCTCCGTATGGTATTAATTATGATCAAAGCTGGCAATTAGGTATAAAAAGCATCAAGTGCTTAGGTAACGGAGAAAACTTAAGCCTATCTAACGCTAAAAACGACAATAACGCTGACTGGTCTAAAGCCTATCAACACTTTAAAGGAAACGTGGCTTATATATGGTCTCCAACAGTTATGAAACAAAAACTAGAATTTATTAAATCTATTATGGATACAGGATTTGTTATAAGATCCGAAATAGTATGGTATAAAACAGGAGGTATGTTCTCTCGATGCCAATATAAACCACAACACGAAATATGCTTCTATTCAATAAAAGAAGGACTAGAATCAGATACCAATTATAATTATGACAAAAACTGTCCTTATGCAGATAGTAACGAATTTTGTATGTATTGCGTTAAAGATGGACAAACTTCTAATTGGCAAGCAGATAATAGAGAAAGAAGCGTATGGATATTCGATTCCCTAAGACATAATAAAGATAAAACAGGACACTCTAACCAAAAACCTCTAGAGTGCTATATACGTCCAATAGTTAATTCCAGTAAAGAAAACGAATATATTTATGATCCTTTCTGTGGATCTGGAACTTCTATTATATCCTGCGAAAAGACTAAAAGGAAGTGTTTGGCCGTAGAACTATCCGAAGACTATATTGCCCTAACACTAGAAAGATATAAAACCTTAACAAATATAGATCCGGTAATAATTCAATAAAAAATAGGTATAAGATGATACAAGACAATAGGATAAGTGAATTTGATGGATTATTAAGCAGTCATGATTTATGTGAAAAGTTAAACATCAATAAAACGATGTTAACTAATATGAGAAGGGCAGGACTACAACCACAAAAAGAGATAAAAAATAATTTACATAAACCTGCTGCCTTTTGGAACTTAGAATTTGTTGAAGCGTGGATAAGCGATAATAAATTTGTAATAAATAGAAAGTATAAAAACACTGATAAAATTGAAGAGATGTATTCTAGATTATGTGATGCCGAAAAAATATCTTATAACTCCTACGCCAACTTAATAAATACACAAGCATCCGAATCACAAATAACTAAAGCACGTAAAGAGTGGACAGATGTTATTAAAACCTTAAGAAGCGTAGAGAAAGACATACAGAATATTGCTAAAAGAAAGTTACGTGAAAAGAAATCTAACTTAACCTTAAACGACAGGCTTTCTATGCTTGAAGAGATTATACTTGAGAATAGAGATCCTAAAGACAGATTGAACGCTATTAAATTATATAGTGAACTTAAGGGTGATTTTAACGTAGGAGAAGGAAATACGCCTATGGTTCTATCTTTTGAGAATAAGATGCATAAACAGCCTATAAAAGATGCCCAAGTAACCAGCAGTGAGATTATAACAGCAGTGGGAAATACAGCATCTAACGTAGCATCAAGTATTATAACTACTACAACTACTACAATAAAGCCTAAATTAGTATTAAATTTACAGGTGGAAGAGTGATAAAAGAAATTAGAAAAACAGTAGATCCTTTACCTAAACAGCAAGAATTATTAGATAGTGAAGCAAAAGAAACCCTTATGAGTGGTGCTTGGGGTTCTTCTAAGTCCTTTGCTATTTGTTGTGCAGTAGTAAGAGAAGCCATATTATACCCTGAATCACAAATATTACTATGTAGAAAGACTTTTACTTCCTTAAAACGTTCTACACTACAAACTTTAATACATGGAGACAATCCTGTTCTTCCACGTAATACCTATAAATATAATAAAATAGACCAGAAATTAACTTTGAACGGGACTAAATCTGTTATCTATTTATTGGGCATAGATGATATTGTTAAGGTAAGAAGTATGAATCTTAGTTATATTGCTGTTGATGAGTGTAGTGAATTGGAAGAAAACGAGTGGCAAGAACTAATAGGAAGATTAAGAAACGAGCATGGGACTAGAAGAATAATAGGTGCTACTAATCCTTCGGGACCTACACACTGGTTATATAAAAGATTCTTCGCAGATACTAAACCATCCAGAAAAGTAATCACATCTACTACTTTAGACAACCCTTACCTACCTGCTGATTATATACAAAGCCTAAAAGAGATGCCTAAACAGTTATATGATCGCTTTGTATTGGGACAGTGGATTGCTTTTGAGAACGCTATTTACCCTGAATATAATAAGGAAAGACATCTAAGGCATAGAAATCATGGTGAATTTAATAGTTATATGTTAGGTGTAGACTTTGGTTTTACTAATCCTACTGCCTTATGTTTATTGGGTATTGATGGAGATAATAATATTCATCTAATAGAAGAGCAGAAAGAAAGTAAGTTATTAATAGGTGGCATAGTAGATTTAGCAGAACGTTACCATAGATTAGAGCCTATTGTTATTGTAGATCCATCAGCACCAGCACTTATAGCAGAATTTGAAAAGGCAGGGTTCAAAGTAAAGAAGGCAGATAATAGTGTAGATAGTGGTATTGCTAGATTTCAGAACTACCTACATAAAGGTAAATTCAGTGCAGAACCTAATTGCGTTGAATTTATTAAAGAAGTAGAAAGTTATATAAGGGATGAAAAAGGAAAGCCTGTAAAGATTAACGACCACATACTTGATGCTATAAGGTATTGTTTGAACGATTTAGTGGAAGAAGATATTACTTATGAAAGACCAAGGATAATAGTGGATGAAGGTGAAGACGATGAATTCTAAGTAGTTACTATAATAATATTGATAATCATATCAGGAGCACTCTTATGGGAATTAAATCCTTTCTAAGTAATTTTTCTATTAAAGCGGGTAACATAGCGCTATCAGATTCAGGTAACATACAAAATTTAAGTCCTTTTCAATTAACCAACCTACAACACATAACTGATTTAAGTCCTACTAATCTGGTTTCTTTAAATAGTGGTTGGGTGGCAGTATGTAACGGTAAAAATTCAGCAACCTGTTCCTCTATACCTTTAAAATTATATTACAAGAACGGTACTGGTAAAGAACCCGAAGTAACTCAATATAGAAAATTAGATTCCAGAACAGTAGAGAATATATGTAAGAGTGCACACATAGAATTAAAAAAAGAAGATCAGATAGAAGAAATTATAGAACATCCTATACTTACTTTGTTTGAATCTATTAATCCTACCATGAATTATAACGATTGGTGTGAATTTAATTTCGAGTATATGGGATTGATTGGAAATAGTTATAACGAAATCATCTATGAGAATAACCTACCTAAAGAACTTAATCCTTTATTGGGTGAATTTGTAACTCCTATTGCTACGGGAAGAACTCAAGGTAAGATTACGGGTTATCTTTATAAGCCTGATATGAAAGAAGCCAGACGATTTACACCAGAACAGATATTACACTTTGCTTTATATGCGCCCGGTAATACTTTAATAGGTCGTGGTAATTTGGAAGTTTGTATTAGTGCTCAGGAACGTTATTTATATTATGATAAGTTTGAAAAATTCTTAGGTATTAACAACAACCGTCCGGATTGGTTGTTGAATCTAAAAGCGCCTAAGATAGCAGAAAAAGACTTAAAAGACTATTATAGGCAGTTAAATAAGCGATTTGGTAGTGTTCAGAATAGTGGTAAGCCTATTATAGTTGCCGGGGACATGGATGTAAAGAACTTAGGATTTGCTCCAAGAGAACTTCAATATCAAGTAGGGAGGCAGTGGAGTCTTAAAGAAATTGCA